GCGCGTCTTCGGCGTCTTGGACGTTTTGGTGGGGCTCATACGGGCCTCTGCCACACCAGCCGGCCGTTGCCGGCCGGGGCGTTGTGTGCCAGGTGGAAGTGATCGGGAATCAGCGCATCGAGGGCACCGCGGCCTTCCCCGACGCCTTTCTCGGGCGGGAAGTCGTCGATGAGGAGATACCCTCCCTGTCGGAGATAGGGCAGAAACTTCCGGAGATCGCCTTCGGCGTGGGCCGCATCGTGGTTGCCGTCGATGTAGAGCAGATCCACGGAGCGTGGCGGCACAGGCACCTGAACGGCCTCGTCCAGCGAATCCCCATGCACGACTGTCCACGCGACGCCTGACTCGGCGGCGAGGTCGCGATACCGCTGTTGGGGGAGTTGCTCTTCGATGTCTATCGAGATGAGGTGGCCGCTATGCCGTGCCAGCGCGTAGAGGAACGTGCAGCCCGACACGGACTCAGGCCCGATGCCGATCTCGAGGATGGTGTGGGCGTCGGCGCACTCCGCGAACGTCCAGAGCACCAGCGCATAGCGGTAGTCAATCGGCGAGTAGGGCAGATCGCGCCCCAGGTTGCAGTGCTGCTCGAGATACCGCACGCAGGCGGCCCAGGCGTCGACGGCGCTGGGCTTCACGCGGGGACCTCAACGGGCTTGCCTGCGCGCGGCTTCGCAGGCTGGGCCTCGAGCTGGGCCCTGAGCGCCGCATTCTCCTCGAGCAAGCGTTCCCGCTCATCGAGCAGCGGTTGGATCTGGTCGCGGAACTCGCGTTGAAATTGATGAAGCTTGCCAGGGCGCAGTTCGCCGGCGCGGCAGAATTCGTCAAGTAACCCGTGCATCGGATGACTCCTCAGAGTCGAGGCTGGGCCCGCCTCCGCAAAGGACAGGCCCAGCGTCAGGTGGACTAGACCGGCGAGTTCGTGCGAATGCGCGCCATCGCCGACGGATGGAACGTTTCCTGTGTGTATTCGCCGACGACCATGCCTTTGACGTTGTCGCCGGTCTTCCCCATTTCCACGTAGGAGAAGTTGCGGCCGTTGAGTGGCGGGACGCGCACCCGCGCCCGCGGGACGATCAGCGCTTCCCGATTCGCCAGCGCGCGACTCAGAAACACGGTGCACTGTCCGAACGGGCCGGCGTATTCCCGAATCACCCGCTTGAAGAGTTCCGACCGGTTACTGTCCTGCACCTTCGTATCGTTCAGGTTGCTGAGGTCGCGGAAATACTGGGCGCCCGCGATGATGCCCCAGTCCTCTGTGGTCGACCCGCCTGCGTCGAAGCAGTTCTGCATCGCGTCCCCGATGAAGGTGTGCGGATTGGCCGAGAACGAGTTGTCCTGCACCGAGGAGTTGATCGCCGTCAGCAAGCCGCGCAAGCCGAGCATGGTCCGGGTCGCCGTCGTGGTGCCCAGTGAGTTCACGCCGTTGAGCACCCCGGTGAGCACTTCCTGCTCGAGCAGGGCCGGCACTTCGGCAAACAGCTTCGCGCGCTGCAGCTCGAAACTGTCGCCGCCCACGAGGTTGACCGCCCGTGAGGTTTCGGTCGTGCCAATCTCGATCTTGAAATACCCGACCGTGTTCGCCCGACGGACCCCGAGGCGTGCCGTGTGCAGCCCCGCGTGTTCGTCGCCTTCTGGCGCGGTCGGGGCACGCACCACGAGCGTCCCCCCAACAGCCAACGAGCCGACGGCGCCGGCGGCGCCGTCATAGTTGCGGGTGACCCGGATCGAGTTGCCCCCGGCGACGATGGAATCAACCTGGTAGCGTTCGGGCGCAATGCTCGTGTTTTCGAGAATCGTCCCGATGGTGAGCGCTTCGCCCAACCCGCCGGCAATCGTGAGACCGATCGGGGTCGCCGCGGCGGCGGAGTTGATGGCCGTGGAGGTGATGATCTTCCGGGGACGGAGGAAGTCGTCGAAGAATTCGTGCCGCGTGTTCGTCGCCACGCTGCCCGCATCCCCGAGCCAGTCCAAGACGGGCGCTTCGTAGGGGCTGAGCCGACGGATGACATCGGAGATGTCTTCGCCGATCTCATTCGCCACGAAGTATTTCGACGTCGACATTCCCGAGAACGGCATGGCTTATCTCCTCGGGCTACGCGGATTTCTTTCGCGTCGCCAGATACAGTTCATTGATGGCTTCCGGGGACCGATCCCCGTCCGACACGCGCTGTCCCGCGGCTTCAGCGGAGGGGATCCCCTGATGGCCCCCGCTCAGTGAGGCTCCACGCCTGGCATCGCCGCCCTTCCCTGGGGCCGGCTTGCGATGGTGCTGATGGGTCTCGAGGTATTGCCGGACAAAGACATCGAGCGTCAGCGGATTCCCCGCCGCCGTTTTCGCGGGCTTGGTCGGATCCTGTTCGTCCCTGACAAACGGCGCCATGTCGTCGTCGTAGCCGATCCGGTTCTGGAGAATCACCGCGAGCTCCGCCAACGATTCATCCCGGGCGCCCGCTTGGGCCGCCAGGGCGCTGAGGTTGGCATTGACCAACGTCCGGACGCGTTCGTCACGCTTCGCCAGGGCCTCCATGCGCTTGGTCGTCTCGATCGCATGGGTTTCTGACAAGAGCGTCGTCTGCTTCCGTGATTCCGCCAGCGTGGTTTCGAGCTGGGTCTTGAGCAGCTTGTTCTGCTCGTCGATGCCCGCCCACTTCTCGCGCTCCAAGGGGGCTTGCAGGTCCAGCTTCAACTTCTCGGCCTTGATGGCATCGGCGATCTGCTGCTTCGCTTCTTCGGCGGCCTTCTGGTTGCCCTTGCCGTAGCCTTCTCCATGGGCCGTCGCCTTGATGCGCTGCAGCACGGCATCGAGCTCCGTCGGGAGCGTCCCAACGAATTCGCCTTTGTCGTCCAGTTCGACTTCGATCTTGGGCATGGTGGTCTGTCCTCCCGATACAGGTCGCCGATACAGTCGAAGCGATACAGGTCTTACCGATCGAGCACCGCGAGGCCCGCACTGACGCCATCGAACGTCGCCGTCCCACCGGTGCCGCCCGCCACGCCACAGTTGACGGGCACGGAGAACGAGGTCGCATTCACGCGGGTGGCCACGCGCGAGCCGTTCGCGTCGGCGTTGCTGCCCACGATGCCCGCGAGCGTCACGGTGTCGCCCGTCTGGAAATCGTGCGGCGCGCAGGTGATGACCGTCGGACTCGCTTGGGAATTACTCGTGATCGCCACGGGTGAGGCGAGCGCGTCGAGAATGCGCTGGCCCACGTCGCGATCGCAGTTCCCGCCGTTCTCGAGTTCGATGATGGTGCGGTCGGACACATTGGCGAGGAAGGCGAGGCGACTGATCGTCAACCCGCCCAGCACGCGGCGCGCTTGCAGGGTGTCGAGTCGCACACCGCGGGATCCCGGCATCAGCGCTCCACCTTGACCGCGCGCTCGAGGTGCACGGCGAACCGTTCGATGATCAGGTCCTCATCGGCCGTCGTCAGCCCGAAGAATTCGCGCTTCACGCGGGACTTGCCCGCGCCGACGATCTGGTGATACGCCGCTTTCTCGCTGGGCGCCTTCGATCGACTGCGTTGGATGAACGTCTGTGCCATACAACAAAAAAGCCCGGCCCCTCCGAAGAGGAACCGGGCTCTGAAGTAACAGGTGTGCCCGCGACGGCTTACAAATTCAGTATGGCTAGTGTGCGCTGGGTCGTGTGCCCTTGTCTACGTTTTTTTCCTGGGGCTTCAGTCTGGCGTAGACATGCGTCTCGAAACTCTCGAGTCGGCCCTCTTTCAGGTTGAGGGAAATCTGCCCCGTCCGCACCCGTAAATCGAGGACCACTTGCAACTGCCGGATTAGTTCGTGGGCGTCCATGCCTACCGATCGAACACCAAGGTTACTGAGGTGTCGGTGATGTCCGTGAGCTGAATGGCATTCAGCATGTCGCCGCTCACCTGGAGATTCACGCCGCCGGCGCCGAGGGCTGCCGCTTTGGCCTTCGCATAGCCGGCCGAATAGGGCCTGAACGCCTGGTCGTGCTGGTCGCGGCCACTCACCGTGCGCCGGATGATCCGCTCGCGCGCGAGCAGGCCGATCTCCCGCATCAGTTGTTTGTTGGTGAGTTCGAGCTCCGCCAGCGGGCCAAAGTTTTTCGAGACGGTGATGGGCATATCAGCTCACCTTGGTCGCGAGCACGGCCACGAACCAATACGGCACGAGATCCACGGTGGGCTCGTGGCACCAGGTGCCAGCGTGCGGCTCTGGGAGCGAATACGCGCGGTTCACTTCGAGCAGCCCCGGCACGATCAGCCGCTCGGCGATGCTGGCCGGACTGTAGCTCCGAAAGTGCCGGTTGTCCGCGATGCGATACGTCGGCTGACACGGGACGTCGAAATAGACGAAGCCGCCAGGCTTGAGCCAGTCCGCGACGTTGTGCATCGCAATCGTGTCCCCGCCCTCGCGCACGGGATCGCCGTAGAAGCCGAGCCCGAAATGTTCCAAGGCCCCCAGCATCACGATCCGGTCACAGCTATTCGGCTTGAACAGGTCGCAGTCCATCGCGTCCCCGACGCGCATCTGATACCCGACAGCGTCACGCAAATGCGGCCGCGCATCCACCCCCACGAGGTCGAAGGTCGAATCGGCGCGGTGCATGCGGTCCAGCCAGTCACTCTCGGCACACCCCAGTTCGAGGATGCGCGATCCGGACGGGAACGTCAGGTTGAACCGCTCCATGGCGGCCGTAAACAGCATCAGGGCCGGGTCCTGCTGGTCGTAGGCCCAGGTCATACGCTAGACTGCCCGTGCGTGGCGCTGGTCATTCGGTTGTCTCGCTTGCTCGCTCGGCTCCGTGAACGGATCGCACGGGAGGCGCGACTGCGGGCCAAGGGCGTCCTCCTGTTTCGCTCACGCCGCCGCCGCTAGCTCGTCGAGTTGATCCTGCACTTCTGGCACGCGCGCTTTCCCGAGATCCTGTAACTCGCTGAACCGTGACACTTCCGTCCACTGGTGACGGCAGTTGTAGCCCCCGCCCGTCAGAAACACGTTGTCGATCTGCCCGTTGTCGAGGGCGTCGATCTCCGCGTGCGTGTAGACCTTCCCGACGTGCTTCAGGCAGAACTCGCGCGTGCGCTCGTCCACCGGCCCGAAGAACGCGAACGTCGTGTCTGGGCTATCTCCAGATTGGAGCGCTTCCACTTGCCGCCCGTAAATGCTCACGCTCGTGTCGTAGAGGGTTCGGATCTGCGGCTCTGAATAGTCCAGGACGTCGCCCAGGTCCGCGAGAATCGCATCGGCCGAACGCGAGCCAAACACCCCACGTGTGGTCGCCTGCCACAAGGCCCGCGCCACCGCGTCCCCTTCGTCCAGGAGGTCGCTGAGGTGCAAGAGCTTCAGGGCTTCGAGGCGCTGGTCAAAGGCCCCTGAGAGCCGCGCCGTGGCTTGGGCGAGGCGTCTAGTGGTGAGCACTCGCTCGGTGAGGCGATCCAACGGTGGGCCGAGCGCCGTCTCCGCTAATGTATCGAATCCTGACACCTCAAGCGCCGCCCGGATCTCTCGCCGTGTCTTGTTCGCCAACGCCGCTTTCACAATGGCCGTTCGAGAGCCCTCAGACACGTGTCGCACTAAGGGGCCTAATTGTCGCTCCGTGTCACGCAGCACGCGGGCCAGTTCCCGCGCAAAGGCCCGACTCGCCTGCTCCGCCGTCTGGGCGATCTGGTCGGCGGCGCTGAGCACGCGTGTGATGCTCATGATTCACGCATCCCGCACTCGGGCGGCGCGACCTCGACCTGAATGGGCTGCAAGGGATGGTTGAACGTGTACAACCAGATACGGATGCGCCCCCCACTCAGCAGCGCGTCGAGTTCGTCAGCCGTGGGCTCCCATTCGGTCATCACGAGCCCGCTCGCATCGACGGAGGCCGGCAACGGGAGGTACTCCGGCTGATCCTTCGCGAACACGACCAGCCGTGCGCCTTCGTGCAGCACCGTGGGCTCAACCGGCGTCATGCCGCCGCCTTCGACGGGTCGGACGGAATCGCCGGCGGCTTCCCGCCCTGCTTCACCGCTTTGTCCATGATTTCCATCCGCTGCTTCATCCGCTCGGCCGGCGTCGGATCGTCTGGCGCCGCGTCGATCGCGTCCATGATCTTGTCGATCATGTCCGGCGTGAGATTCGCCATCCCCTCGAACTTCGTGACCAGCGACTTCCGCAGCTCCTTGAGGAACAACGCCGGCATCCCGACACTCTGCGCGGCCTGCACCTGCTGGAGCACCTCATCAAACGGCGTCGCACTGAACCGCTCCGGGTAGTGAATCGTGACCTCGTCGTCCTCTTGCGTCTTCGGTCCCGCATCCGCCCCGTGCTTCCAGCGGTACCAGCAGTCGACGAGCCCGTATTCGGCTTGCTGACATTCGTCGGCGTAGGCCGCCAGGCGCGTGTTCATCTCTTCGCGCTTGAGCGTGAGCGAGCCTTCCGCTTCGGCGTCCTTACTGTCCGATTCCCACTGCACGCCGGTCTCGCGGTAGATCGTGCGTTTGGTCTGCTGGAGCTCCTCCTGGTAGGCGGTGACGTTTGCCGCGTCCCCAGAGAGGACACTGGCCGGCCCGCCAGAGAACAACACGTTCATCGTCCCGGTCTGCTGCCCGAGCATGGTCTGCGCAGTCTCGACGTTCATCGCATCCGGCCCGGTGCCCAAGGGCAGGTTGATGAAGCTGAACGTCTGGTTCCTGAGCAGCTCGCGGAGCTCGCTCGTGAGGTTGAAGATGTCAATGTACAGGCGCGGATCGCCGAGGACCGACTGCCCGACGTCCGAGAGAATCGCCCGACGTTTGCCGTAGAGGAACACGCAGGGCAACCGACCGAGTTGATGCTCACCCTGACTGATCGCCTTCCCGTTTTTGAAGTCGTAGAGCTTCCACCCGGTCTCGTCGATCACCCTTACCCGATACTGCGTGACCGGCTTCAGTTCACTGTACGTGGTGGCCTGCACGGCTTCCACGACCTTGATTGAGATGATCTGGCCGTTGTCATCGGTCAGCCAGTTGAGCACGTCCAGGGGCGTGTAGACGCGCACGTAGGGCCACGCCTGATCGGCCGCGGTCTCCGTCTCGCCGTCCGCAGGCTTCAGACTTGGGAGTTCAAAGTACAGCACCACATGCCCGAAGGTCGCCGCGAGATCCCACCAGGCCGGAATGGCATCGTCGATGTGCGTGCCCTTCCCGTCGACGTCGTCCCACCACTGCTCGAGCTCGCCGGGCTCGTCGCTCTGCCCATCGCCCATGCGGCGGTTCGGCTGCTCGCGGAACAGCGACGACTTCTTCGCTTCGAGAATCGCGCTCGCGAGGTTTTCGTACCGGGCGATCTTGCGCCGCGCCTTCAGCTTCTTGCCAGGCTTGACGGGGTTCTCGGACGAGTGATCTTCCCACTCGCGAGGATGGGCGACCAGATACGTGCCGTCCTTGAACCCGCCAGTCCCCTCCCGTACATGGCCCAGCTTGATCCATTCCTCCTGGAGGAGGTCATAGATAGGATGGCGCGCGGCGGCCACTTTCGTGCCGAGATCGGGAAAGGACGTCGCTGCGGTTGAGAGTGTCGGCATTTACAGTAACCAATCCACCCGGGCCGCCCCGGCCTTCACCACCGGTTTCTCCGCCGGGAATTCCCAGGCAATCCAATAGCCCAACGCATCAGAGGCGTGCGTCACGGTTTCCCCGGGCTTCTTCCAGATATCAGACTCGCCGGGTTTTTTCACCGTCTGCTCGAGCGAGCGCACGAGATCTCGCGTACGACAGGGGCCAACGGGTTCCGTCTTGCGAATGCGCAACCGAACGATCCCCTGCGCGTTCAGGAGGAGGACGTTGACGGAGTTCAACCGTCGCGCCACCGGCGGGTTGTCCTTCCCGACGTGGAGGGTCAACGGCCCGACCCCGGCCAGGAGTTCCTGAATCACGTCGTAGTTCGACCGCAAGCTCTGATGACTCCGCCGTGCACCTGTTGCATCCCCGTAGAGGATGAGCCCTGCCGGCCAGGAGGGATACCGTTCGACAAAGGCGGCGCACACGGCCATCACGGTCGAGGCATAGAGCGAGAACGCATCGGTGACGAACGCTTCAGGCCCGTGGAGCCCCATGATCTGCTGGCCGACCACGACCGCCATCGGATCGACGTTGAAGTCAAAACTCACGCGCAGCGGCAGTGACCGATCCGCATCAGCGACGCCCACATCCCAATGGGTCTTCCGGTTGAACACCGGATACGCCAAGGCCCCGGTCAGGTTGCTGAACTTACCCCCGAGGTACGAGGCAATCTCCGCGTCGGTCGCGTTCTCGCGCACCTGGTCAACGTATTCCGGGAAATGCCGGAGCAGTTCCGTGTTCTCCCGCGTGTCCATGGTGTAGACCCGGTACAGCGGGTTATGCTCTTCGCCGAACTTGTCCATCAGCCAGTTCAGGCCTTCCGGCGTGCCGGCGCCAAACACCTGCCGCAGCACCGCGCGAGGATTGCGGACGCGGTTCACCGTATTGCGCCAGGCCTCATACGGCTGAATGCCAGGCTCGTCGACCGCGCCCCAGGCCATGTTCGGCCCCTTGATGGCTTTCGGTTCTTCGCCAGAGAAGAAATGAATAGGCCCGCCGCCGGACCAGGTCAGGATGTGGTGCGTCTGGTGATAGGCGAACTGATCGGGCATGAGAAACCAGGGATCGCCCGTATCCGGATCGCATTCCTCGAGCGTCGGGATGATCGTGTCGAGCACATGGCCGAACCCGGGCACCGTCACCAGCCCTGGCAACGGGGCGTTGATCGCCGAGAGCTTTAGCATCTTCCCGACCATCGTCATCGTCTTGCCCGCCCCGTAGCCGCCCGCGAACAAGAGCTTCGCATTCGGCGTGTCGTCGTCGAAGAACCCCTCCTGCGGCGTCCCGGGGATCGGCGCCCAGCGGATCAGCAGCTCGCGAACCGCCTCAGGCGCCGGCACGGCTGCCATCAGGCCGATAGCGACCACCAAACACCACACGTGACTCAATGGGTCCTCCCCCTTTCCCGGAATGTTCGTGTTGCTCCTTGATGAGTCCGAAATGCTTCGCCAGGAGCTCGAGCGCCCGTCCCTTGTCCCACGCCTTCACCTTGATGACGGATTCCTCCACGCGTACGCGCCGGCCGCGACGGTGCGTCTTTTCGCGATGCACTTCGATCGAGCCGAGCGCGGCGGCAACATCGTCGTCGAGTTCATGGACCGGTCGAAGGTATCCGTCCTCGTCGAACCACTGCCGCACATCGCTGAAGCCAATCCGGGCGAGTTCACGCACGACCGCTTCTGCCGTGATGTTGAGCGTGGTTGCCTTCTTGACTTGCCCGCGTTCAATGGCCTGCGCGACGTCTACCTTTGTCAACAGGCGCGAGCCGATCTTGGTCGCCGTCTTCTTGCTGTAGCCCGCTCGAATCGCGGCCCTGGTGGCGTTGAGGTCCACCAGATACTCCGCCACAAACCGACGCTGCCGTGCGTTCACGTCCGCACCTTCCAGACGTCCGCTTCCCCGTTGGGATAAAAGGCGTCGTCGCTGTTGGTGTCCGTCACCTTGAATCGCGCGGCGTAGGGACTGTTCGCCGCTTTCAGATCCTCGGCGGCGGGTTCGTAGCGCACCGTCCCAGACGCGGCCACGAGCCAGTTGACCTTGCCGGCAACCGGCACGACCCCGCCTTGTCGATCCCGGAGCACGAGGGAGACGGTCAGCCCGGTGCCGACAATCGCGACCCGGGCGGCGCCCTCGCCGTCGTAGAGCGTCACGTCAATCGGGGCGGTTTCGCCCTCGACCAGGAATCTCATACATCCTCACTCGACCGCACGGCCCCGGTCTCACTGATGGTCCGACTTGCGCCTCCATCAACCGACCGCACAAGGGTCGCCTCCAGGGTCGTCACGGCTGCCGTGGACACCACGACCACCGGCGCCGACTGGTCACCGGGATACCCTTGCGCCGGATATGTCTGCCCCGGATAGATGCCCCCGATCACGCGAGCACCCCCTCGCGACAGGTCTGCATGGCCTGGAGTTCCGCGCGCCAGCGGTCCGCGTATTCACCGTCGGCCGTCTCTGGGAACCACGGCCCGCCGTTCGTGAAATGCACCAGCTTGGGCGGTGCCTGGGATTGGCCGGGTTCGCCCACGAGGTAGTTCCACTCGAGCGGCAGCGATCCGATCTGGGTGTCGTCTGGCATCCACCAGAACCGGTGCAGCATCAGCCCCGTCACCGTGTTGACATACGCCGGCGTGAGCGCCTGACAGCGCGCGTTGTTGAACACCATGAACGAGGACCAGTTTTTTCGAGGGTACGTGCTCTGGGACTGGTCGAGAAACTTCCGGGTCGACGTCGGCGTGTAGTCGTGCTGGCACACCGCCACCGCGTGATCGCCGAGGAGATCGGCCGCCTTCGTCAGGTCCGTCAGGCACACCATGTCGCAATCGAGAAAGATCGAGAGGCCTTGATAGTTCGAGAGCCAGGGGACAAGAAATCTCGTCAGAGAAAACTCGGTGGTTTCGAGCATGCCGCGCTCGCGCGTGTACGGGCCCCACCGCCGGAGTTGGTCCTGCACGAGGGGGACGATCGCGACTGGACGAGACGCCCGCGTCAGGATCGAATGCGCCAGCACGTGATAGGCAATCGGTTCGCGCGAATCAAACCCAATGAACACCTTCAACATCAGTGACTCCCCAGAATCCAGCGCCGGACGCTCGACGGTTTCAGCGCCACCGCCCCGATGCCCCACACACACCCGTCGCTCGGCGCCGGCAAGGCCCAGGACATCACGCCGCCGGCCGAGCCGAGCAGCAGC